TTCCAGAAGAAATGGATATTGGTGGTCAAATGGCACCTGCTTTTGAAATGGGAGCAGACGGACAAATGGTTCCCCTTTTTGATGAAGAAGAAGCTATAGTAAACGAACATCAAGCTAATCTTGCTGAGGTACTAGATTCCTCCTCGCTTAACACACTAGCGAATGAGCTATTAGATGCATATGAACAGGACAAAGACTCACGTAAAGATTGGCTTGAGGTGTTTACTAAAGGGCTAGACCTTTTAGGCATTAAAGTTGAAGAACGTGATCAACCTTTTCCTGGAGCCACAGGCGTAAATCATCCACTATTAGCGGAAGCTGTTACACAGTTTCAAGCACAAGCCTATAAAGAACTTTTACCAGCAGGCGGTCCAGTCAAAACTCGAGTCATGGGAAATGAAAGCCCAGAAGTTTTAGAACAATCAGCCAGAGTTAAAGAGTTCATGAATTATCAAATCTGTGATGTCATGAAAGAGTATGACCCTGAAATGGACAGCTTGTTATTTTATCTACCTTTAGCTGGTTCTGCATTTAAAAAAGTTTATTACGATAACTTACTAGGTAGAGCCACCAGTAGATTAGTAAAAGCAGAAGACCTAGTTGTAGCTTACGAAACCACAGATTTAGAAACCAGCCCTAGATTTACTCACGTTATGAGTATGACAGGTAATGATTTAAAGAAAATGATGCTTTCAGGAACCTATAGGCAAACCGATGTTGGTGAGCCCCTAGATATGGACTACAATGAAGCAAAAGAAAAGATAGATGAGCTTCAAGGTTTATCTAGACCTATAACAGACTACGATGAATACACTGTTTTAGAGCTCCACGTTAATTTAGAGCTGGAAGAAGACGGTGATAACGGCTTTGCTGTACCTTATGTGGTTACTATCCTTGAAGATAGCAGTGAAATCCTTTCTATACGACGTAATTGGTCTGAAAATGACCCACTATTCAACAAAAAAGAGTATTTTATACACTATAAGTTCCTTCCAGGTCTCGGTTTTTACGGTTTTGGCTTAATTCACATGATTGGAGGGCTTACTAAGTCCGCTACATCAATTTTACGCCAATTAATTGACGCTGGTACACTAAGTAACCTACCTGCAGGCTTTAAAGCACGTGGAATGCGTGTACAAGGTGAAGATACACCATTAAGACCAGGTGAATTTAGAGATGTTGATGTCCCAGGTGGGGTAATTCGTGATGCATTGATGCCTTTACCCTATAAAGAGCCTAGTAGCGTATTAAGTCAGTTATTAGGTGTTATTATTGAGTCTGGACGTCGTTTTGCGTCTATTGCAGACATGAATGTAGGTGATATAGGCTCTCAACAGTTGCCTGTAGGCACAACTGTAGCTATGCTAGAACGTGGTACAAAAGTGATGTCAGCTATACATAAACGCTTACATTTCGCTCAAAGGAAGGAATTTAAGCTATTAGCCGACATTTTTTCTAAAAGTTTACCCCCTGTTTATCCTTACGATGTACCAGGAGCAAGTAGAGAAATAAAAGCAACAGACTTTGATGACAGAATAGATGTGCTTCCTGTTAGTGACCCAAATATCTTTAGTATGGCACAACGTGTTATGTTAGCTCAACAAGAATTACAAATGGCACAAGCAGCACCACAAATACACGATTTACGAGAAGCCTATAGAAGAATGTACGAAGCCCTAGAAGTTAAGAACATAGAACTAATTTTACCCCCTCAAGCTGAAGTACCGCCACGTGACCCTATAAGTGAGCAGCAAGCAGCAATGACAGGCAAACCTATTAAAGCCTTTGAGTTTCAAAACCATGATGCTTATATAACATCGCATTCTTATTTTGCACAGAACCCAATGATAGCACAAAACAAAGTTGCATTAACAGCAATATCTGCTAACATTCAAGAGCATCAAGCTATGTTATATAAACAGCAAATTGAACAAGCAATGGGTCAACCGTTGCCTCCAATGGAAGGCGGTCAAATGCCTCCAGAAATAATGAACCAGATAGCAGGCATGGCAGCACAAGCTACTCAACAAGTTACTGGTCAAGCAAAAGCTATGGCGGAAGCTATGGCGGAAGCTAACATCGATCCTATTGTACAACTTAAAGAACAAGAGATCGCACAGAAAGCTCAAAGCGATATGGTAAAAGCACAAATCGACATGACTAAGATTCAATCTACAGAAGCAATAGCAGAAATGAAAATTGCTCAAGAAAGAGAAGAATCGCTTATGAAAGAAAAAAGTGATATGCGCAAGGATTATCGTGATATACTAAATGATGTTAGAAAATCAGACAACGACTCAAGAGGTCAGTAATGTTGAATAGAGCTAATTTTGAAGAAATGATGGGCGGTAACGCTAACCGTAGAAGAATGTCTCACGGAGGTGCATCAGGATATCATACGATGCCCGATGGAACTCACATGAAAAACTCTTCTATGAAAAAGAAAAAGAACGGTGGATCTATGACAGACACCAAAAAAAGTTTAAGGAGACCATAATGGGTGGATCAACAAAAAGAACTATGTCTAATAAAGACAAGATGAAAGACAAATTATTTAATAAAGCACTTAAGAAAGCTAGTAAGGGCAAAAAAGAAAGAGACCTGCGAGCTATTTCTGATAAAGATATGAAAAAGGGTCTTAAAATGAACCGTGGTGGTGAAGCTAAAATGAACCGTGGCGGTAAAGCAGGCAAAAAGAAAGGAATGGCTAGAGGTTGCGGAGCAGCAACTAAAGGCAAGAGTTTTAACAAATGACAGCTAAGAAAAAAGGTCTAGATGGTAAAGCATGTTGGAAAGGCTATAAACAAATGGGCACTAAAAAGAAAGGCGGTAAAACTGTAGACAACTGTGTTAAGATGTCTCACGGTGGAGCTTTACATGGCGGTCAAAAGAAACTAGACAAAAACAAAGACGGCAAGTTATCAGGATCTGATTTTAAAATGATGGAACACGGAGGAATAGTTTCAGGAAATTCTAACCGTAGAAGATCAATGCACAATGGCTAGTCCAAGAAAAGGTAAAGCAAAAGTTAAAGTTACTAGTTCTGGTAAAAGAGTTAGTTACGGACAAGCAGGAAAAGCCAAAGGTGGTGGTCCTAGGGTTAAGCCAGGAACATCAAAAGGAGATTCGTATTGTGCAAGAAGTTTAGGTATAAAGAAAAGGTTATCTAAGAAAAAACAAAGTGATCCAAACACTCCTAACAATCTATCAAGAAAAAGATGGAAATGTTCTGGGGCTAAATCAAGAAGAAAATAATTTAAATGCTAATAGACAAACTAAGAAAACTTTTAACTGAAAGACAAGAGCAATTAAAAACAACACTCGCCTCAGGCGGTGTGCAAGATTTTGAGAGTTATCAAAAAATCGTAGGCGAAATATCAGGTCTGTCGTTTACGGAAACTTTAATCAGTGACCTGCTCAAAGGAAAAGATGAAGAATGAAAAATGTAAAAGAATTTGGTAAAGGCGGAGAGCCAATACCGAACACGGTCGAAAGATTTGTAGAAATTGAACCCGAAAAAGAAGATACGTTTACTCCTGAAAAAATAGAGGAAGACGAAAATCTTATCGGTCAATTACCAACCCCCACAGGTTATCGAATTATGATATTGCCCTTTAGTCGCAAACAAAAGACGAAAGGTGGTATCTGGTTAGCAGACTCAACAATAGAACAAGAACGTACAGGTACTAACGTTGGGTATGTAGTTTCACTTGGTCCAGACGCTTATAAAGACGAAAACAAATTCCCTGCGGGAGCTTGGTGTAAGCCTAAAGATTGGGTGATTTTTGGAAGGTATGCAGGAGCACGAATCAAAATTGAGGGTGGTGATCTGCGTTTATTAAACGATGATGATATTTTAGCGGTAGTCGACAATCCTGAAGACGTTACATCCGCTTAATGTTATCACGCAACAAAAGGAGTAAACCATGGCTGAAGCTATGCAAGAAGAAGTAGAGGATTTGACGGAAGTAGAAGTTCCCGAAACCGAAGAAGAAAAAGAGGCAGCAGAAGAAGAAGAAATTGTTGCCGAAACAAAACCCGAAGATAAGGGTGAAACAGAAAGTGAGATTGAAGACTATAGTGAATCTGTAAAGAAACGTATAGGTAAGCTCACTTTTAAAATTCGTGAATCAGAACGCAGAGAACAAGCAGCGATTGATTATGCTAAGAGTGTTCAGGACGAATTAAATAAAACCAAGAATAAACTTTCAAAAACTGATCAAAACCTATATGATGAATATAAGAACCGAGTAAGTTCAGAACTTTTAGGTGCATCCGATAGGTATAAAAAGGCTTATGAGAATGGAGATACAGATTCTCTTTTAGAAGCTCAAAAAGATTTAGCCAAGTTGGCGGTCGAAGAAGAAAGCCTAAAAAGAGTGTCTCCTAAAAAAGAAGTTGAGAATGTAACTGAAGAACAGGTTGTAGAAAGAGTTGGAAATACAGCTCCCCAACAACAAGCTCCTCAGATACAGGAAGACCCAAAAGCGAGAGCATGGGCAACAAAGAATGATTGGTTTGGTTCTGATATAGCAATGACAACCAGTGCTTTTGCTTTTCATAGGCAGTTGGTTGAGCAAGAAGGTTATGACCCTACTTCTGATGATTATTATAAAGAAGTAGATAGAAGAATGGCTGATTCGTTTCCTCATAAACTAGGAAATGTATCACCAAACGCTGTGAACGAAGTAGTAGCAGGTTCTAGTAGAGGTTCTACTACAACTCGCTCTCGTTCACGTAGAAAAGTACAACTCACTCCGAGTCAAGTCGCGATAGCGAAAAGATTAGGGGTGCCACTAGAAGAATATGCTAAGCATGTCAAGGAGTAAAATATGGTAGATAATAAAACAACTACTGAAACTGATCGGTCTCCCCGATCTGCAGAAGGTCGAGAATCTCAAACTCGAAGAAAACCTTGGAGTCCACCGTCCTTATTGGACGCACCCACCCCACCAGAGGGCTATATCTATCGATGGCTTCGTGAGTCAATGGTAGGACAAGAAGATAAAGCGAATATGTCAAAACGTATTCGTGAAGGTTGGGAACCTGTGAGAGCAGAAGACCATCCTGAATTTGAATCTCCTATGATTGATGAAGGAAAACACGCTGGAGTTATAGGAGTTGGTGGCTTAGTACTCGCAAAGATGCCCAAAGAAACAGTTTTAGAAAGAAGAGCATATTATGCTCAACTTGCTAATGATCAAATGGAAGCTGTGGATAACAATCTGATGCGAGAGAGTAACCCACTTATGCCTATTAGTAATCCTAGTAGACAAACAAAAGTTACGTTTGGAACAGGTGGAGAATAATAATTATTCTCTATAACACATATAATATAATAAAGGTGAAATAAATGGCGAATGTAAATGACCCAAATGGTTTTACTCCAGCATATCATATGTCAGGTGGAACTATCAGACCTTCTGAATTTGAAATAGCATCAGGAACCACAGGAGCAATCTTCTCTGGTGATGTTGTTAATCTTGCTAGTGGTCTAGTAATTCAAGGCACTGCAACAGGTGCCCCACTTGGCGTATTCTACGGAGTAGAATATCAAGCTACCGACGGTTCTGTCGTCTTCTCAAAAAATTGGGTAGGCGCAACAGCAACGTTAGCTTCTGCGAATGCGAAAGCATTTGTGTATTCTGATCCAGATATTGTTTATTCGGCTCAGGGCTCTGCCACTCCGACACAAGCAACTATCGGAACATTAAACACTATCACAACTACAGCAGGTGATACTTCAACTGGTAGATCTAAAGAAGCAGTAACAGCTACAACTAGTAGCGGAATTGCTCAAGTCCACGGATTTGTAGATACACCAGATAATTCAATCGGACAGTATGCAAGAATGTATGTTTCATTCCCAGCATCAGTTTTCGCTAACAACTAAAAGGTGATATAAAATGGCAATAAATAGAGCACAACTAGTCAAAGAACTAGAGCCAGGACTAAATGCACTTTTTGGTCTTGAATACGATAGGTATGAAAACGAGCACGCACAAATTTTTGATTCAGAAAACTCAGATAGAGCTTTTGAAGAAGAGGTTATGCTTTCTGGTTTCGCACAAGCTCCTACTAAAGGAGAAGGTACAGCAGTAACTTATGATACAGCTCAAGAAACTTACACATCTCGTTACTCACATGAAACAGTAGCATTAGCATTTGCTCTTACTGAAGAAGCTATAGAGGATAACCTCTACGACTCTCTTTCAGCAAGATACACAAAAGCTCTCGCTCGTTCCATGGCAAGCACAAAGCAAGTTAAAGCAGCAAACGTGTTAAATAATGGTTTTAGTTCTAGCTTCCCAGGAGGAGACGGTAAAGAGTTATTTGCTCTAGATCATCCTACTCTTACAGGTGGTGATGGAGCTAACGAACCTAGCACTGACTCAGACTTGAATGAAACTTCATTAGAAAACGCAATGATCGATATCGCAGCGTTTAAAGATGAAAGAGGCATAAAAATTAATGTACAAGCAAGAAAATTGATTGTACCGCCTCAACTTCAATTCGTCGCTGATAGACTTCTACAAACTCCAGGTAGAGTTGGTACAAGTGATAATGATATTAACGCAATGAAAAACATGGGCATGTTGCCTGATGGTTACGTTGTAAATCATTATCTTACTGATACTGACGCTTGGTTCATAAAAACTGATGCCCCTAACGGAATGAAGCATTTCGTAAGATCCCCTATGTCAACAGGCATGGAAGGTGACTTCGAAACAGGAAACGTAAGATACAAAGCTAGAGAAAGATATTCTTTCGGCTTTAGTGACTGGCGTGGAATGTACGCTTCTAAAGGAGCTTAATTAGTTCGTAGAACTTTGATATTCATTTATCTTAAAGGGGAGCTTAATGTTCCCCTTTTTTTATTGTGAAAAGTACTATACAATAGGATATCTAGGATTAATTAACTTGTTCTACAGACTGACCTAGCAGACAAGCCAATACAGTAGAACTTATTTCCCAGGAGGAAATTATGGCAAATTCAACTTTTAGCGGTGCAGTCCGCTCAGAAAACGGCTTTAAAACTATCGATGTAAATTCAGATACAGGTGCAGAAACTGATGGGTTGGTAATCAACGCAGATGGTAACATCTTTACTGATGATGGCGGACACATTCAATACGCAGCAGCAACAGGATATGGTCCTGCTGATTTTATTGTTGGTAAAGGCGGTAGCCAATACGGAACAGTAGACCCTTTTACTTCAGGACTTACTCAATTATTTCCTTTAGGCAGTAGATTACTTTACGGTAATACTGTTTATAGTTATGGTAGATTAGCAGCAGTTGCAGTTACAGCAGGTAAATGTGTTACTCATGCAGCTTCAATCGCACATCATTTTGATCTAACTCCAACAGCAGGAGTCGCAGCAGGTGAAACCGCAATTTCAGTAGAAACTGCTGGTACTGACATTACTCTTAACCAATACGCAAATGGTTATCTTTATGTAAATGATGCTGCTGGTGAAGGTCAAATGCTTAGAATTAAATCTAATCCAGCTCACGATCATTCAGCCGATCCTTCTATTGTTATTACTTGCTACGATGATTTAGCAACAGCGATAACAACAAGTTCAAGAATTACTTTAATTCCTGATCCAAGAAGTGGTCAAATTGTACAAGCCGCTACAACTACAGGCGCTACACTAGGTGTAACAGTAGTCGACATGGC